GTTCTTGCATCTGCTGTTGAGGTGCTTGTGCTTGTGGTGCATTACCTGCGAACTGTTCTTCTCCTGGTACTGGTACTCCTCCTACACCTATGTTTCCGTTACCTGCACCTGTCATATCCATACCACCCTGTTGCTGTTGTGGCCCTTGTTGTTGCTGTTGCTGTTGTTGCTGTTGCATCAAAGTGGTTTGCCTCAACATCTCTTCAGGTGTGTTTGTAACTTTATTAGGATCAAGCATCATCGACTTAGCTATTTCACGTATGATATATGGGAACTTAGCAAAGGGTGCAAGAACAGGATTACTGGTTATCTGCAAGAATGACATGAGGCGTTGTGACCGTACCTCATTCTGCATCAGACTTTCTAGTCCTCTAGCCTTAACCTCTAGATCACCCTTTATGTCTTTGTTGTAGTTGAATTGCATATTGAATGCAAACATAGCCTGACCTAATGGGCGTAACATATAGTCATCAAAGTTTTTAACAACTGTTTTTATAGAACCTGCTGCGGCCCCCATCAACATAGAGATACCAGCTGCCGTTCTACCTACACCCGTAACACCTGTCTGCCCATGTGAGAAGGAAGGTATGCCCGTTGACTCATCAGCTAATACTCTAGCCTTGTCGAACAACTGCATATTTTCGTTACTTACGTTAGGAAACTTAGTGCCAAATATAGCCTGTCCAGGCGCACCACCCTGTCTCCTGAATACTTTTCCTGGGTATACTGTAAGATCCTGTCCTGGGGTTAGATTTGTCTCATCAACTTCTATGAGTAAGTTGCCTGACAGGACTGCATTGTCTACTGCCATACGCATAAACCCATTCATCAGCGTCTGTGTATCGTCCATGTTTTCGCCAACTCCAATGCCAAAGAAAGCATATGGGTTTACTTCATACGGAACAGCGCAGTATGGTATGCGCTTTGGTAGGAATGGATTGACCACAAACCGTAGCACTTCGCCATTACATATCCACACGTTTACTTGTAGTTCATCTACATCATCGTACTCTTCGGGTATGTCTATACCTGATTCCTCTACGATTTCTCTATCTAATACACCCCAATACTCTAGGGCTTCATACCTATGTGTATCGTATCCACGCGAACTCTCTTCATCTTGAGAGTCAAGTAAGCTGGACTCCCACCACTTGATGTTGTAGTTTTCACCCATGTCTATTGCTTCTGCGATAGCTTCTTCTCTAAAGAATGGTCGGGTTCTTAGATTTCTTAATTGTGTTTTAGTAAGTTTATGTCGCTCTATTACGTAGTCGCATTCTTCTATATTAGATGCATCAGGATCTGGATAGAAGTTCCAAGCTGAAACGTAGGATACTTTTGGAACTGTCTTGATAGTTGGATCGTATTCACCATCGTCATTCCAGTTTGCATACTCTTTAGTTGTAGCAAACGGCCCCTTCAATACACCAGTGCCAAACAAAGCACATTCAAATGCAGTATTTCTAAGATGCATAGAAGCGTCTGATTCTTCTAATTGATCTTTAATCTGTTTCTCCATCATCTTTGCAGCTACCATCGCAGGATGAAAGTTCACAGAAGATTGGGTTATACCAAAGCCCTCTTTAAGATTGTCTATGTCTTCTAGCGCATCTTTTAGTGGCCCTAACTTTTCTGACAGGTCACCTAGCTCTGTAGCCCCAGGAGGTAGAGTATTACCATCGCCCTCATACCCATACAGATCTTTTGGCATCTCGCCTACGTCTACGTCTTTGGGTTCATTGGGATCAAAGTTTACAGTCTCTGCTACACCTTCTGGTAGAGTAGTAGGCTCAACAGATAACGGAAACTCATTGTTTGCAAGTAGTACATCTACTAATTGGCTATAGGCTGCTAGTACTTTTGTCTTTGTTACTTTTATAAAGACGCGAGACTTTTCAGCCTCTGTAAACTGTACATCAGAGGAGTATATACCCCTGTAGTTTTTATATGCACGTATCCAGTTTGACTCTTCCTGATACTTTGCATCTTCTGCCCTAGCAAACAATTTATTTATATAATCTGTTATACCAGAGGCATCCTCTGTAGATTGATCACCGTCTTCTAAATATGAACTTGTGCTATCATCTAAGAACTCTGTTTCGTCAGCCATGTTCTACCTTTCAATATCCAAATACTGCATCAGCAGGTTTAAACTTTTCTAAAGGAGAGGTTGAAGGGTCTAGATCAAATATGTTTTTAGGCACTGGTCTAGACTGTATACCATACCTTAGTGCATCATATAAGTGGTCTTCAGAGTGTGTATCTATGTCCTCTGGATTTCTTTTGTCCAAAGGTAACACTGGTAACTGTGCTATCAAATTAGTGCAAGTATTAAATATCTGTATCCCAGGCATATCAGTTTCTTCATCTACTCGCAATAGTCTGTGTACCTCGTTCTTACCACTTACCCTACTTCCTCTACTTCTATCTGATGGTCTAAATCTACATCCCTCCAGTATCATCTGCTCTGCTAGGCTAGGGCCTACATCTCCTCTTTTATGCCAACAAGAAGAGTCCAAAACACCGTAAGATATTTTACCATCCTGACTTTCTAAATTCAATATCATTCTAGCCAACTCGACTGCTAGAACTTTTCTTACGTACAACTCCCTGTAAATAACCAACGTATTATCTGGCGTAACAGCAAACCACAAAACAGCAGAATAAGAACCATACCCATAATCACACGCCCTAAACTTTCTCCAGCCACTAGGTATATCATAGGGCTGTATTACATGGGTTTTCCTGTCAAACTCTGTGAATGCTGCACCCTCCGCAATATCCCAACTGCCATAAAGTAATTGTTTTCTTTGTACCTCTGGCAGAGACAGTAACATAGTTTCGTAGTCACCCGTGTTATATAGATATGGATTATCTTTCAAACTAGCAGGTATGAACCTTCTTTGGAACAATGGCTCCCCTGCTTTACTGTGACCCTTCGGATACTTTAGTACCTCCTTTGTTTCCAGATCCCTTGCCCAAAAAGATGTATTTGGGGTTGCTGGATCTATGAACATCTTTTTAACCCAAGAATGTCCTGGCCCTCCTGGGTTTGTAGTAGCTCTCATATATACATCTATTTCAGGGTTTGTTGACCTCAATCTTGACCTGAGATAATCCCACGGAAACGATGTAGGATATTGCGTAAGCTCGTCAAAACCCACGTACGAAAAGCTCTGACCTTGGTAACGCAATACGTCTTTATCTTGTTCCAAGTACGTGAGCCAAATTCTCGCACCAGAAGGAAAAGTCCATTGGCTTTTTCTTTCAGACCATTTGGCCCCACGATAAAACTTCGGATATAATTCCGTAGACTTGTGAATAAGTTCCCTAAGTTCGTCATTTGTTCTCCTAAGTATAAGTGCGCTATGATCAGGATATTGACAGTATCTCAACGGATCTATCAGTAGCGCAAAACTTTTACCTCCCCCTGCAGCACCACCATACAATACTTCTCGCTCTGGTGCATTTATAAAATCTTCTTGTGGCCCTTCGTTTAGTGTAAACGTATTAGACGTTTCTTCTTTCTTTGGTGCATTCTCTTCATCACTGGGATAAGAGTCGGTCTGCCCAATCGGTGTCGATTCTATCTCCTCTTTTTTCAACTGGTGCGTAGAGGATTTTTTCTTGGATGCTCTTTTCTTTTTCGGCATACTCTTTGGCTTTGGAGGCATAATGCCTGTACGATTGGACTGCATTCTGTCTATCTCTTTCCTTCGTTACTAACTTGTGTAGTGCCTGATACGTTATGGTTCTCCCCGTCTTGGCAGATAGCCATCTAGAAACTTCCCTATAACTACAAGTCTTCAGGTACTCTTTGGCCTCAAGTAATGCATCTAACTGCTCCTGTATAGGCAACAGTATAGTATCGTCATTCGGATCAGCCTCATACCCAAACGGTATTTGTCGGCTCTTTCTTACAACTGGCCTCCAAGTGTTTTCAGTTTTCGTTTGTTCCATCCTCGCCCTCTTCATACTTTGGCTTTGCCTTTGGTGGGAACATTATCATACTTGTGGGTTCAGCCTGTACTGTTATTCTTTCAGTCTTAACTATGCCCGTTCTATCTAGGATCTCACGGGCTGCTGATATTCTATCACGGTTGCCTAGTGCAGTTGGGTCAGTCAATACGCCCGTCATCGCCATCGCTGCCATTGGCCCATTAGACGCTAGGTACATTTGCGTCCTATCTATTATCTCTTCCTGCAATGTCTGTAGTACAGTGCTAGTTTTCGTATTCTCGCTATATCCTGCAATCTTCATAGCAGTTCGTATGTTGCCATTGGCATCGTCAAACAGGCAGTCTAGGAATGCCCTCTGTCTATCTGTTAGTTCTTTTGCCATTAGATTTTCTAGCTTTCTTTTGTTTATACTCTTGTGTGAGTCTAGCTATTCGTTGCTTCTGGGATCTGGTCAGTCCACC